ATCACCTCCGTCGTGTTTTTGGACAAAAAAAAAGAACCGCATAAGCGGCTCTGATTGTGTTGCTTACATCTTTATCAATTCGGCGTGACCGGAATCATCTACGATATCGAACCCTTCAGGGGCGTACAAATAATCTTCGCCGCTGTCATCAACGACTCTATACCATTTTTTTTCAATAGATATGACTTCGTATATCTTCCCATTCGTCAAAACAAACGACTCTGTCTGACCTTTCCAGCGTACCTTCATGCGTAATATCACCTCGCGCAATAAAACCTAGTTCGACTACTCCTCCACAATATCGAACCCCTCCGGTGGGTATAAGTAGTCCTCTCCACTATCATCGATAACTCTGTACCAATCTTTCTCAATGGACATGACTTCGTAAACCCGTCCGTTTGTCAGCATCGGGAATAGGGTCTTTCCTTTCCATCGCACTTTCATATACTCGCCTCATTCCATCCATTCTTTTATCCTATACCTATGTTTTCCTACCGATTTTTCTTGAAACCAATGAATCTCCGCTTCGCGTTCCTCTCCATAAAAATCAACAAGGCCGGCCCCCTTTGAGTGCTGCCAATTTTGAGGCGTTCCCCCGATTTGCTCTGCCAAGCCATATGCAGTTTCCTCTTGCAGCGGTTTCACGCCGCCCTTGCCGGCAAAAACTGTAGGGTTTTGTATTCGCGTTCCTTCGGCAAGATGGTAATACTCTCCGGTTTGTGGATCGAAAATCTCTATGTTGTTTGTTTTCTTTCCGTTATGGTTCTTCGCTTTCGGCGTAGAAGTATCTACGCTTTTCATTATATCGCTAATCGGCGGTTTGTCAACCGTCTTGCTCGGATGCCCAAGCTGTTCCGGCGTTCGTCTGACGCCCCACTGCTGCCCCTTTATACCGTGATGATACAACGCAAACGGGTACAAATAATTGTATGCCCACAACGCCAACACCTCCAAACCCTACTCAAACGACTCTTTATTCAGCTTGTACGCCACATACGCGTCCATCATCGCCGCAACAGGGTCAATCTTCTGCTCGTTCCGCTTCTTCAAAAGCTTGCGGTTCCCGTTCGTGTCCTCCAGCGTAATGCAGTTACCCATGGCGAAGGACATCAAATCCTCGTCAAACAAAAGCATCCGCTCCTCGGAGAGCTTCTTCAACTCGCCCAAAGGAACGGATTCTGTTCTTGCACCCTGTATAACCTTCTCAATGCCGAACGGCCCGTTTTCGGCCTGCCAGCGTTCCACAAACTCCTTGGCGTTGTACGGGTCAAACCCAAAACAACGAGCGTCATAGCCGCGCTCGGTAATATGGTTGTCGAGGTCGTCATAAACCTCCATCATGTCAAGCACCGCGCCCTCCAGCACAATCAAACTGCCTTCCTTCATAAACTCGTCATACTTCACCCGAAGCGCGGCTGGCAGTTTATGCAGTGTGAGCGAGGAAATATAGTTTCGCGTCTTGACGCCGAAGCAACCGTTCGGCAGCGGGAAGAAAAATACAAACGCACAGAAGTCGTCGCCGAGCGAAAGGTCGGCGCCAAGCGCGCACGGCATTTGCCAGTAGTCGCGGCACCTATGTTTAAGCGTTTCTTCGTATGTGAAGAAATATGTATACCCCTCCATAGGGATGCCGAAGCGCTTTGCTAAAATATCGTTGCGGGCAGCCGGTGCGTTCTCCGCTCTCTCTACGTCCAATTGATACGTTTCATAGCTCACGGTCTGCCCCAAGTTTGGGTTGGCCTTTAACCATGTTTCAGGATTACCCACCTCTTCAACAGAATCCAACTTGTAGTACCAAATGGACACATGAGGATTGATGTACTCTCCACGGAGAATCTTCATCAACTCCATTTTGATTGTGTCACCGCTCCCGTTGCGAACCGTGCCTTCCGAACTCATTGCGATGATAATATAATCTCCGTCGTTGTTCTTGGAAGCGCCCTGTTCGATTGCGCCGATAGGATCCTCGCGTATGTCGCAGGAAAGCCACTCGTCAACCGTGGCAACTTTGTCGTGCCGCCCTTGCAGCTTGGGTATACTCATCGGCCGTATCTCCAAAAGTGATCCCGTCAAGAAATTTTGTATCCCCAACTTCGTCGAAGCCAGCTTGACCCGCTTCGCACGCGAGCCCGTCGTGTTTTGCAACGACCCCTCCGTCAGAAAACGAAGTAAAGGCCCGCGCGCACGGATGATTGATGTCCGAATAGGGCTTAGCGTTTCGTCTGCCTGCTTCATCGTCGGCGCAACGGCGACCTGCTGCGTGGTGGTGGTGTCAACATTAAGGAAGTAGCTTTGCACCGTCGAACCATACATCGTCTTCGCCGCGCCGCGCCCAACAATAAGTATCTGCTTTCGTATCAACCGCTTCTTGGTTGACTTCCTGACATACCGCCCGCCGTGTCCGTCCGGATACGGCTCATACACGCTCCGCTCCACAAAGTAATACCATCCAAACACTTGCTCACCCCAAAGCTTAAAGCTATCTAGCAAGCGTAAATCGGAGCCGTCCGTCAAGCAAAGCTCGCCCTCGCAATACCGAATCCAGCCCTCAACCGCCTGGTCGTCGTACCAAACGCCGGGGTTGTCGATCAATTCGTCGATACGATTCATCTCCATCGAGATTTCCTTATTAACCGGTATCTCGCCCCGAAGTACGGCATCTCGAAACATGCCGTAGTATTTTGGTACGGCTGTGTTTGAAAATGGCATTGACTTGTCGCTCCTTATCCTCTAAGCTCTTTAATCGCCAGCGCTATGCCGAGAGCCGAGCTCCCAATCGCCAACGTCGTTCCGGCAACCTCAAGGATTGTCGTAACCACTTCCCGCCCTTTTGATATACTCACCGTTTCTTTAGCAAACAAATCGCTATATTGTCGTTCCATATTGGCGCGGTTAATTCTATCCCTAAGCTGCTGATCGGTCATGTTGCTCAAATCGAGTTTTTCTTTCTTGCGAGAAGAATTGAGCGCCTCTTTATTCATGTTCCGCGCCTGATTAACAAGGCCGGAGGCCGCGTCCGCAACTTTTTTAGACTTTTCAAGTCCGGACGGCTTTTTATTCTCCTTGGAGAGCTTATCATATGTTTTTTCAAGCGACAACCGCTTCACATTAGAGGTAAGCTCCTCGTCGCTCATGTTTTTACTGGTCTTTGCGGCGCGGCGTTCCCCGGCATTACTGCTCCCGCGTTCCTTAAACCATTCAAGCCCTGCGCGTTTAACCCCGGCAGGCGTTAAAGAGCCGTCTTCGTTCTGGAACCGTCGTACACCCCATTTCATACCGAGGATGCCGTGATGTGTTAATTCGTTCAAGGTCGTCGCCCTCCTTTGTTATTTGTGGACAAAAAAAAGAACCTATCAGTTGTGGCCGATTGATAGGTTCTGATGATTTTATTCATGTTCGTAAAAATCACATTTGGCGTTCTTAAACAAAACATCATACGGTTTCCCCTTTGCACGCAACCCCGTATCCAAATATTTTTTGCAAAAGCCATTTGTATATCCAAGCACGCTGCTACTTAACTTATATAAGCAATCTCGACATGCGATATCATCGTTTGGCGTAACCCATGAAAGTTCTTCGTTATTGTATTTGAAAGTGCTTGGATCGTTTTTATTAAACTTTTTCATTTTATCCCCTCTTAAATAGTATATTTATCCTCGTATTATTGATCGATTATCTGTTCAATTACCGAAATCATTAAATCAGTTAATTTCCCATTGTCGTCTGACCTAAAATCATGTATCCTAAACCGGGTGTTTCGCTGTAGCAAGAATTCGTGTTCGCCTTTATTAAAGGAAATTGGATCAACATACATGCCTTTTGACCCTTGCGGAACAAAAGTGTGTAGTTTAACACCGTTAAAGGCCTCGTCTGGCGAGCCAGATGAACTAAAAAACCCTTTTTCTATAAAAAAGTGGCCTTTTAATTCCTCTCGTGAAACCGGATCTTTTAATACAGCGGGGTCGACCCCCAACATTTTAGAGAGACCGCTTGTGGATACGCCGCGATGCACAA